GAACTGATCGACGGGCAATTCGACTCGTTGCCGAAAACCGGAAACGCGGAAGTCGACCTCCTGGTGGAGATACGGTTTCAGAAAGCCGGACTCCGCAAAATGACGAAGATTTCCGACAGCCTGAAAGCGCACGCGGAACTGGGCAAGCTCATCGCGCTTGAAATGAAACTTTTGAAAGAGATCAAGGCGGACAAAACCCGCGCCGACTCGGCGGCGAAGGCGCTGGAAAATTCCACCGGCAAGCCGGGCGGACTGACCGCCGAGGCCGCCGACGAGATCAAGCGCAAGATTCTGGGGGTCACCACATGAAGGCGGGCGTTCTCCTTCCGTATCAAGTCCGCTGGATTGAGGACGAATCCCCGGTAAAGGTCGCCGAAAAATCCCGTCGCGTCGGCCTCTCGTGGGCGGAAGCCGCCGATAATACGCTGTACGCCGCCAGCGCGGGGGGCGACGATGTTTTTTATATCGGGTACAACGCCGAGATGGCGCGCGAGTTTATTAACGACTGCGCGTTCTGGGCGAAGCATTACAGTCTTGCCGCCGGCGCGCTGGAGCAGACCGTGTTCAACGACGAGGATAAGGACATCCTCGCCTTCCGCGTCAACTTTGCCAGCGGCCACACGATCACCGCGCTCTCCTCCCGCCCGCGCAACCTGCGCGGCAAGCAGGGGCGGGTGGTTATCGACGAAGCCGCCTTCCACGATGATTTTGACGGCCTGCTGAAGGCCGCGATGGCCCTGCTGGTGTGGGGCGGCAAGGTTCGCATCATCAGCACTCATTTCGGCGACGACAACCCGTTCAACGACCTGGTAAAGGACATTCGCGCCGGGCGCAAAACCTATTCCCTCCACCGGATCACGTTTGACGAGGCATTGGCCGACGGCCTTTACAAACGCATCCGCGAGGTCGGCGGCAAACAATGGGGCAAAGAGGCCGAAGCCGCGTGGCGCGCCGAGATGATTAAAAACTACGGCGACGACGCGGACGAGGAACTGCACTGCATCCCATCTAAGGGAACCGGAGTTTACCTTCCGGCCGCGCTCATCGAAAAGCGCATGGCCAGCGCGCCAATCTTCCGGATATCGCGCCAGGCTGAATACGCGCAGAGGCCGGACGCCGAACGGCAAGCCGACATCATCGAGTGGTGTGAAGAAAACCTTTTGTCGCATCTGTCCGCGCTCGACAAAAAACGCCAACATTATTTCGGACTGGATTTTGGGCGCAACGGCGACCTCTCGGTCGTCTGGCCGCTGGCGGAAGAGCGGGGATTGACGTACCGCGTGCCGTTCGCCATCGAGATGTCGAACATCCCGTTCCGACAGCAGGAACAAATCCTGTTTTACATCATCGACCGCCTGCCGCGTTTCGCTCACGGGTCGCTCGACGCGCGCGGCAACGGCCAGTATCTGGCCGAAGTGGCCATGCAACGCTACGGCATCTCGCGCATCTCGCAGATCATGCCGTCGCAAAAATTCTATTTAGAAAACTTCCCCAAATACAAAGCGGCCTTCGAGGACGGCTCGATCACCGTCCCGAAGGACGCCGACGTGTTGGCCGACCACCGCGTGGTGCGGATGGTAAAAGGTATCCCGCAGATCTCCGACAAACGGACGACCGGCGAAAGCGGCAACCAGCGGCACGGCGACAGCGCCGTCGCCGGCCTGATGGCCTGGCACGCGCGCGGCCAGGAAACCTATCAGCCGGTGGCATACGAAAGCGCGGGCCGCCGCCATCTCGAAGGTAGCGGCGGCACTCCTGCCGCCGGAAGGCCGAACCACGACGAAGACGATTACGTCGAGCGCGGATACGGGCACCGCGCCGGGGCGAGGTTTTAATGCTGTACGACATGTTGGGACGGGAGATTCCCAAATCGATAAAAACCCCGGATGAACGGCAAATCACCTCCGTCGAATTGCGCGACCGCTACGGCGACTATCCCTCGCGCCGCCTGACCCCGCAAAAGCTCTCCGCCATCTTCACCGAGGCCGATCAGGGGAGCGTCGGGCGGCAGGCGGAACTTTTCGAGGAAATGCTGGAAAAGGATCTCCACCTGTTTTCCGTCATGTCAACCCGCATCAGCGCCGTCTCCAAACTGGACTGGGAAATACTTCCGTCCGGCGACGACGCCCGCGCACGCGAGACGGCCGACTTCGTCCGCGAGGCGATCGAGGGCCTGGATGATTTCGAGGATAACCTGAAGGATATCCTCGACGCCATCGGCAAAGGCTTTGCCGCGCTGGAAATACTGTGGGAACTTCAAGGCGGGTCCCACCTGCCGGTAAAACTGCAATGGGCCGAACAAAAAAAATTCAACTGGATAAACGCGCTGTATCCCCGTGTGCGAACTCCCGCCAACCAATGGCCCGGTGAGGAACTCGCGCCGTGGAAGTGGGTGTTTCACGTCCACAAGACCGCGAGCGGCTGGGCGCCGCGGCAAGGGCTTTTGCGCCGGTGCGCCTGGTGGTACATATTCCGCAACTACGCCGTAAAGGATTGGGTCGCGTTCGCCGAGATATTCGGCCAGCCGCTCCGGGTCGGCAAATACGACGTATCGGCCTCCGAAACGGACAAGGAAACCCTCTTGCGCGCCGTGCGCGAGCTGGGAAGCGACGCGGCGGCCATCATAAGCAAGGCCACGGATATAGAGTTCGTGGAGGCGCAAGCCCGCACTTCCGGCAAATCAATATATGAATCCCTGATGGACTACGGCGCGGCCGAGATGAGCAAGGGAGTGCTTGGCCATTCCGCGGCCGCCGACAGCACCCCCGGCAAACTGGGGAATGAACAGCAGGCCACATCCGTCCGGCGGGATATAGCGGAAGACGACGCCGAGCAGATAATGAAAACCCTGCGCCGCGACCTCGTGCGTCCCATCGTGATTTTCAAATTCGGTCCCGACACACCCCTCCCCTGGTTCAAACTCAAATACGAACCGGAAGAGGACAAAAAGGCGGAGGCCGACCTTTATTCCGTACACCTTCACAACGGATTTCCCGTTTCCATTGAATCCTACGCGGCGAAATTCAACCTCCCCGTTCCCAAGGACGGCGAGGTTTTGTTGAACCCCTCCTCCCCTGGGAACGCGGGCTTCCAGCCCGGCCAAGCCGCCAATGACGGGGCAACCGTCCTCGCCAACCGGGAAACCCCTCCCGCACCTCCCCTTGGAAAGGGGAGAAAATGGGCAGACTGCGGATGTGTGTTCGTTGGTAAAGACGGGAACCCGGCCCCGGATCCGGTGGATATGCTGGCCGGGAACCTGCTTGCGCACACCAATATGGCGGAGCAGATCGACCCGGTGAAAAAACTGATGGCCGAGTGCGCCACGCTGGAGGAATTCCGCGACCGCCTGCTGGAGGCATACGCCGGGATGGCCACGGTTCAGTTGGGCAACCTGATGGCACAGGCCACCGCCGTCGCGGAACTGTATGGCCGCTATTCAGCCATCGCGGACAAGAGTGTCCGCGCCACCGGAGGGGGCGCATGAACGGAATAAATCTCGGCACGGTACCCTTTCAGGAGGCGATTGATTTTTTCAAACAAAAGGTGAACCTGCCCACGAAAACGTGGACTGATATCTACGGCGGCCAACACGCCCGCGCGTTCGTGGTGGCGGGCGCGATGCAATCCGACATGCTGGGCGACTTCCGCTCCGCCGTGGACAAGGCAATCAGCCAAGGAACCGCGATGGAGGAGTTCCGGAAAGACTTCGACAAGATCGTGGCCGACACCGGATGGGATTATAAAGGGGGCCGCAACTGGCGGACGGCGGTGATCTACAGCACTAACCTCCGGAGCGCCTACCACGCCGGGCGGTTCGCCCAGCAGATGGATCCGGATGTTTTGAAAGAGTTTCCGAACCTGCGCTACGTCCACGGGGCCAGCCTCGTACCCCGCCCGGAACACCTGGCGTGGAACGGCGTCACGCTTCCGGCAACCGACCCGTGGTGGGAGACGCATTACGGGCAGAACGGCTGGGGATGCAAATGCCGGGTTGAATCGGCCCCCGCATCGTCTGCGAAAAAAGAGCCGGAGGATTTTGGGAAAAAAGAATGGACAAATCCTTCCACCGGCGAAGTGCGGGATATCCCCGTTGGTATCGACCCCGGCTTCGACCATAACCCCGGCGAGGCGGCATGGGGCAAACCGCTGGCCGAGGGCGCGCGTTCGGACGACACCCACACGGTGTTGACGAAGGAAAACTGGGAATCCGAAGGGTTGCCCCAACACCTCCCCGTGTCGAAAACGGAAACGCGCCCCGATTACGGCATCACCCCGGCAAACGCCCTGGTACGGCTGTCCGCGATCATGGGTGGGACTGAAAAAATATTCAGCATCACCGGCAACGAAGGTTTTCGCCATGACCTGGTGGTTGACGCGGAGATATTGACACGCCATCTGGACGAGGGGCGGTTGCCGTTCCTTCCCTTCCTCCCCGAAATACTGGAGGCCCCCGCCGAGTCGTGGCTGGCGTTCGACCGCAACGACCGGACTGGCGCGGTATCGCTCCGCGTGAATCTCCTTAAATCCCTTGCCTGGGATGGCGGAAAAAAACCGTTCGTTTTCGGGTTCACCGCGTCGAAAGGGAGTCTCCGGTCATGGACGGTCATCCCGCTGGACAAGGGGTCGGAGCAGGTGGCAAAGCGCCGAACAGGGAAGTTCATCATGGGGATTAAAAAATGATTTGGCGGCCATTCCATACAGCGAAACAGCTTGCCTCAAACGGCTATCGGGGGCTGTATCCCCAACCGTTTGACCACAACTTCATTATACCCGCTTTTGGGGAGCTGGCAAATGGCTGAGATGGTGCGGATAGAGGTCGATGACGCGGCAGTGCGGAGGCTGTTCGCCGCCGTGCAAAGCCGCGCGAAAAACCTCGCCCCGTTTTACAAGGCGACGGGGACGGTGGTAAGCCAAAGCATCCGCCACAACTTCGACGTGGGGGGCCGCTACTCGGCGGTCGGCTCGTGGCGCGGCGGATCCACCAGGTGGAAGCCGCTGTCCGCCGACGCGTTCCTCGCCCGGTTCGGCAAAAAGGACTTTAAAAAAACCGGGGCGCTTTCCGAGTCGGGACGGGGCAAGGCGGGCAACCGCCGGATACTCCAGCGCGACGGGCATCTTTTGCAAAGCATCACCTTCAATGTCACCTTCGATGGGGTGGAAGTGGGGACGAACAAAATCTATGCGTCCACACAGAACTTCGGGGCGAAGAACCGGGTGATAAAGGCGAAAAACAAAAAGACGCTGTCCTTCTTTTTCGGGGGTGCGCAACGGTTCCCCAAACAGGTGACGGTCACCATCCCGGCGCGCCCCTTCATGGTCGTGCAGGACGAGGACGTCGAGCAGATCAAGGCGCTCGGCGCGAAACATATTGCGGAGGGATTGTGAACCACGAAGCGGCCCGCAAACCCCTCCCGAACCTCCCCTTTCCAAGGGGAGGGCTTTCCAAGGGGAGGGGCAAGGTGGGGTTGTGTCATTTTCATTTGGAGGGTAATTAATGGAATTTAAAGTTTTTCTGCTACCCGGTGCGAACCTGACGGTGAACGTCACGGAGGCCGACGAGCCAGGTGACAAGAGTTCCGCCCCCGTGCCGGACGAAATTCAGCTCGCGCCGCTGGGCGAGTTCGCCGACAAGGACGGCAACCGTTTTACGGTGACGCCGGAGGCGGTGGCCGCGATGATCGCGGGCTTTGCCACGCTGGTCAACGACGTGCCGGTGGATTACGAGCACCAAACCCTCGCCGGCGGCAAAGCGCCGGCGGCGGGCTGGATAACGGAACTGGCTGACAAGGGAACTGCCGGGTTGTGGGGCAAGGTGAAATGGACAGCCGAAGCCGCAAAACACCTGGCAATGCGTGAATACCGGTATCTCTCCCCCGTCCTGCTGGCAAACAAAAAGGACGGCGCGGGCCGCTACGTCCCCTCACGGCTCCATTCCGCCGCGCTTACCAATACGCCACAAATCGACGGCATGGTGCCGATCGTCAATAAAGGTTCTTTAAACCCTTTACAGGAGGATTTTATGCTTGAAAAATTAAAAAAACTCCTCGGCCTGCCGGACTCCGCCACGGAAGAGCAGGTTGAGGAAGCGGTGATCGCCATGAAGGCGGCGTCCGTCCTTTCGCCGGAGGCGCTCGCCGCGCTGGGGCTTAAGGCGGGGGCCGACGCATCGGAGATTACCGCAACGGTGCTGGCCATGAAGCAGACCGCCACCGCAAGCGGCTCATCCGCCGAAAAAATCGCGGCGCTGGAAACACGCCTGTCCCAAAGGGAAGCCGAAGAGGCGGTGACGCTGGCCATGAAGGAAGGCAAAATCACCGAGGCGCAAAAAACGTGGGCGCTGGACTATGCGGGCAAGGACTTGCCCGGCTTCAGGATGTTTGTGGCCAAAGCCGCCGCCGTGGTGCCTATGGGCGTCCATCCCGCGGCCGTTGGCGGCGCCCGCCCGCCCGCCGTGATGACCGAGGAAACCATCGCCATAGCGATGAAGATGGGGATATCGCCGGAACGAATCGAAAAACAGGGAGGGATTGAATAATGGCCGCATTAACGTCCGACAGAAACACCGCCGCGCGCGAGGGAAACCAGTTGTCGCTCCCGGTGGCGGCGGGAACAAAAATATTCGCCGGTTCGATCGTCGCCCGCGACGCAAGCGGCAACGCGGTTCCCGGCTCCACCGCGACAACCCTTCTGGGCGTCGGGCGCGCGGAACAGCAGGTGGATAACACCGGCGGCGCGGCGGGCGACAAGGCCGTGAACATCGCCAAGGGGATATTCCAGTTTGCCAACTCGTCCGCGGGAGACCTGATAACGCTGGCCGACGTCGGAGCCAACTGCCACATTGTGGACGACCAGACGGTAGCTAAGACGAATGGGACGAACACCCGCTCGGTGGCGGGCGCCGTGTTCGACGTGGACGCCAACGGCGTCTGGGTGAAATTCAACTAAGGAAGGAAAAAAAACATGAAAAAACTCATCGCAATGATCCCGTTATTGAGCGCCCTGTGCGCCGCCGTTATGTTCATCCTCGCGGCATTCGCCGCCATCCCCGCCCCGAACCATCCGGCGGCCCTGCCGCTCCTGCTGGGGCTGACCGTCAACGCGGCCACACTGCAGGGGATGATGATAAACTTCCGCACCCTTTTCAACGAGGCGCTTTCCGCCGCCCCTTCGTTTTGGGAACAGGTGGCCATGCTTGCCCCCTCCACCACGTCGGAGGCCGATTACAAATGGCTCGGCGAATTCCCCGGCATGAGGGAATGGCTCGGCGAAAAACAGGTGAAAAACCTCGAAGCGTACAGCTATGTGATTAAAAACAGGGATTTCGAGTCCACGATAGCGGTGGACCGCAACGATATCGAAGACGACCAGTTCGGGTTGTACGCCCCCCGTGTGCAGGGAGCCGGTCGTGCCGCCAAGGTATGGCCCGACACGCTGGTATTCGCGCTTTTGGCGTCCGGTTTCACGGCGAAATGCTTTGACGGCCAGCCGTTCTTCGCCGCGGCGCACAAGTTCGGCGACGCGGCGGCGTTCAGCAACAAGGGAACGGCAAAACTCACCATCGCCACGCAGGCGGCGGCAATGGCCAGCTACGGCGCGGCCCGCGTGGCGCTTATGTCGATGGTGGACGACCGGGGAACGCCGCTTGGCATCACGCCGGATACCCTGGTGGTATCCCCGACCTACGCCGACGTCGCCAACGCGCTGATGAACACCGACCGGCTGGAGGACGGCAAACCGAACCTCTACAAGGGATCCGCGAAGGTTCTGGTAGTCCCGTACCTGCAGGGGGCGGCGTGGTACCTGCTCTGCACCGACTTCCCGGTAAAGCCGCTCATCTTCCAGCAGAGGAAGGCCCCGGTGTTTTTGGCCCACACCGACCCCAACTCCGACAGGGTGTTTTTGCAGAAAAAATACCTGTTTGGCGCGGAAGCGCGCGGCAACGCCGGGTTCGGCCTGCCCCAGCTCGCCTACGGGTCGGACGGATCGGTTTAACGGATAACGGTTTCCCTTGTCCCCGCGCGGGGACAAGGGAAGCAAATCAAGGAGGAACCATGCCCATAACGATTACATCAAGGTTCGACGGCTACCGGTTGTGCGGCCGCGAGCATCCGCTCGGCGCGAGGGAATATCCGGACGGGTACTTTACCGCCGAAGAGTTGGAGCGGTTAAAAGCCGAACCCCTTCTGACGGTTGAGAGCATCGCAGACGGCGCTGGCGGCAATCCGCCCGCCTCCCGCGAAACCCGCGCGGCGGAACTGGCCGCGATGGACTACGCCACACTGTGCGAGCTGGCAAAAACATACGGCCTGCCCGGCGCCGGGGTGAAGCGCGGCGTTGTGGAAACGAATATCCTCACCGCCGAGTTCCCGGAGGGAAAAGAGTAGCCCATGTACTGCGCGAAGGCCGACCTGACGTCCATCCTGACGGCGGAGCGTCTCATCGAGATGACCGACGACGCCGGAACCGGCGTGGCCGACGACGCGGTGATAAGCCGCGCCATCGGCAAGGCGTCCGGCGAAATAGACGCCTATTGCGGACAGCGGTATGCCCTGCCGCTTACCCCCGTGCCGGACGTGGCGCGCGACTACTGCGCCGACATGGCGGCCTACCACCTGTTCGCGCGGCGGATGGGCGCGCCGGAGGAATGGAAAAACCGGTACGACCGCGCGGTCTCGTTTTTCAAGGACGTGGCGTCGGAAAAAGCCAACCTCCCATCGGTGGCGGGAGTATCGCCCGCGCCGCAAGCGGGCGGCACGGTGCGGGTCGTCGGCCCGGCGCGCGTTTTCGACCGCGACACTTTGGGAGGGCTTTGATGTTTTACGGGATTGAAACCGCGATGATCGCCCGGATAAAAAACTCCGCGCTTGGGGCATACATCAAAAAACTCGACACGCGCGACAAGGCCGACGTGGATTTGGCGAAGGGGATTATCAACTCCACGGTCCTGCCCGCGGTGTATCTGGGATTTCTCGGCGGCGATGCAACCCGCGTGGCGCAATCGTACCGGCAAACCGCCCGCTGGTCGCTCTACGTCATGACGTCCAGCCTCTACTCGTCGCAGGTGGCGAAGGAAAAACCCGTTGTGGGGGCCTACGCGATCCTGAAGGGCCTGCAAACGCTGTTTACGAACCACACGCTGGGGCTTGCCATCACGCCGCTTGTTCTGGGCGGTGTGGAACCGGTTGCGCTGGACGATGAGTTCCGCACCCTGGGGATGGTCTGCTACTCCGTCACGTTTGCCACCAGCTTCATCGTCGAGGCGGCGAACGCCGACGGATCGGGGCGCGGCGCGGCGACGGAGGACGAAATTGAAAAGGCGCTGGTGGAGATCATCGCCAAATATGCGTTTGAACCGGGCGCGAATTTCACCGCGCCCGTGGCAACGGACACCCTTAAACCGTAACAACCCTTTTTGGAGGACATAAAGATGCTGGTAAAAGCGAGTGCGGGGTTGGAGGTTTCCATCGAAGGGAACCCCCGCGAATACATAACCGATGCCCCAGCGGTGGAAGTGGCGGACACACCCTACCACCGTCGGCTGATCGCGGACGGCAGCCTGGTGGAAGCCGTCCCGCCAAAAACACAGAAAACGGGAGGTAACGGCAAATGATAAACATTTCATCCATCCCCGGCAGTATCCGTAAGCCGGGAGCGTATATCGATTTCGACACGTCGGCCGCCAACCGCGGCGTCCCGGCCAACAAACAGAGGATGCTCATCATCGCGCAACGGCTCGCCGCCGGAACCGTGTCCGCCGGTGTGCCGACGCAGGTGTTCAGCGACGAAGAAGCGGCAACCTTTTTCGGGCGCGGGAGCCAGTGCCATATTATGGCGCGCGCCGCGTTCCGCGCAAACCTGTATTGCGACCTGACCATCTGCGCCCTGGACGATAACGGCGCGGGCGTTGCCGCAACCGGCACGGTGACAATGACCGGCCCGGCCACCGCCGCCGGTGTGCTCACCCTCTTCGTCGGCGACGTGAAGGTGGAAGCGTCCGTGGCCAGCGGCGACACCGCCACGGCCATCGCGGCCAGCCTGAATTCTGTGCTGGGCAAACTGCCGAACCTGCCGGTTACCGCCACGTCCGCCCTCGGCGTAGTGACGCTCACCGCGCGGAACAAAGGTACCTGCGGCAACGCCATAGGGTTGGGCTATGAGTTGACAAACGCCGCGGGAGTTGCCGTGGCGCTGTCGGCGATGGCAAACGGCTCTGCCGACCCCTTGCTGGACCCGGCCGTTGCGGCCGTTTCACCCGTCCGGTTCCACAACGTCGCGGTGCCGTACACCGGCACAACCGAACTGACGGCCGTGCGGGATTACCTCGCCGCGGTATCCGGCCCGATCGAGCAAAAACCCGGCGCCGCATTCGTCGCAATGACCGGATCGCTCGCCTCTTCCACCACGCTATCAGCCGCGCTCAACGCCGCGCGCGTCATGCCCTCGTACCTGCGGTATGGCGCGACGAAGCGCAAAACAATCCCGTGGGAAATCGCGGCCCGCATCGCGGCGCGGTTCAATTGGATCGAAGACCCGGCACACCCGATGGACTATGAGGAACTGCACGAAGTTTCCGCGCCGGATGTGGCCGAGCGGCTTACCCGCGCGGAACAGGAATCGCTTCTGTGGAACGGCGTGACGCCGCTTGCCGTGGGGCCGGGCGACACGGTGCAGATCGTCCGGGCCATCAGCAGTTACACAAAAAACGGCGCCGGGGTGGACGACCCGTCGCTCCTCGACGTCACCACCATCCGGTGTCTCGACTACACCCGCCAGGCGATACGGGACCGCATCCTGCTCCGTTTCAAGGGGGCGAAACTGGTTGCAAAAACCCCGGCGCGGGTGAAAGACCAAATCCTCGACGTGCTGTACACGCTTGAGGGGATGGAGATCGTCCGCAACGTGGACGACTGGAAAGGGCAACTCGTGGTGGAAGAGGACGCCAGAGTGGCGGGACGCATAAACGCGAAGATACCGGCGCAAATCGTGCAAGGCTTGCACGTCTTCGCGGCGGTAATCGAACTGCACATTTAACGGGAGAAACCGATGAAAGAGTACCTCAGCAAAATACGGCTGGAAGTGAACGGCAAGGAGGTCACCGACTTCCAGAATTTCAAAGAGGGGAAGCGGGAACTGCGCAAGGCGGTAAACCTGATGAACCATACCGGCACCACGCCGGTCACCCCGCGCCTGACGGTCTCGCTGGACTACGTCATCCCGAAGGGGGAGGCGGAGTTCAATTTCGAGGACGTTGTGAACGGCACCATCACCGTGGATCACAACGACGGCACCCGGATAACCTTCACCGGCGCGACGTTTTTGGACAGCGGAGAGGCGACGTTCAACGGCGACAAGGAGGCAACCCGCGCCATTAACTTCCATGTCGACGCCAGAAAGGAGTAACCCATGAGCGACCTGCTGGCAAAACTGAAAGCATCCCGGAGCGCCACCAAGAAGGTGACTCTGCCGGGAACGGTCGTGGAGTTTGTCCTGCGCGTGGGCACCTGCGCCGAACTCCAGTCCGCCACGTTTTCCACGGAAAAACATTTCCGCGAAAAAGGGGTGGACCCGAACAGCATGAGCCTGTCGCACACCTACGGCCACGAGGAAACGGTGCAAATACTGGCGCAGGTGGCAATGGCGGCGGTCGGCGGGGAAAAACGGGCGTTCCGCGACGCGGACGAGTGCAGAATCGCGCTCTCCGACGACCAGCGCGATTACCTCGCGTCCGCCTACAAGGAATTGGAGACGGAGGTCTCGCCGCGACTGGACGGGCTGGACGACGCCGCGATATCGGCGATGGCCGAAGAGGTAAAAAAAAACCCGGACGGGCCGCTATCGAGCTTTTTAAGCACGTTCACGCTGAAAAGGCTCGCGCGGTATTTGGCCGCCCCGCCGCGGACCTCACAAACGGGGAGTGGCTCTACCTCCTCCTGACGGAGAAGGAATTGAGGGACAGAATGAAAAAAGAACAGCGGGAAGAATGAACAAAATAAGGTGGCGCGGACAACGGCCTACAGGGCACTTCCGGAGCGGACGGTGGCATTCCATTCCGCTCCTCCTTTCCTGTCCGCGCACGGGCGGGAGTGCCCGTGCCACCGGTCGAAAGGGGGAGTCATAAGTGGCGGGTGAAAATTTCAACCTGGGAATTACCTTCAAGGGGGACGCGCGGAATTTCATCGGCGCGACGGCGAAAGCCGAAGCGGCTGTGGGTGGTTTTGCCCGCACCGCCATCGGCGCGGCGGCGCGCGTGAACAGCGCGTTCCTGTCGCTCGGCAACTCGTGGTTGGCCCAGATCACAGCCATCACCGTCGGCATCGCCGGGATGGCCGCGCTGAAAGGGATAATCGACGCCGAATACCGGATGACCCGCTTCGGCATCAACGCCGGCATAACGGGGGAAAAGCTGGCGGAACTGCGCCGCGAAATATCCGCCGCCGCGCTGGCCACCAGCAACTCCACAGGGGAGATCACCACCGGCCTGGAAGAGATGTTGAGACATACCGGCGGCAACCTGACAATGGCGCGGGAGCAGATGAAATTGCTCGGCATCGTCGCCTCCGCAACCGGCGCATCCACGGGACAGGTGGGGCTGGTGGCCGCCGACATGCTGACCAAAATGAACATCCCCGCCAAAGACCTGCTCAACACATTCGACGGCCTGCATGCGCAGGGGAAAATGGGAGGTTTTTACCTCTCGGATTTCGCCGCCAACTCATCCGAGCTGATGCAGGCGGCCATAGATTTCGGGGTGAAGGGCGAAGCGCAACTCCTCCATTTCAACGCGCTGTTGCAACTCTCGGCGAAGGGGAAATCAAACCCCGCGGAGATAGCCAACTCCTTCGCTATGGCGTTGGGCATGATCAAGGAAAAATCGGAGAATGGAAAAATCGGAAACATCAACCTGTACGACAAAAAAAAGTCCGTAGCGTCGCGCCGGCGGGTTTTTCGCGACGTCGATAAGATAATCGAGGATCTCATCGTTGCGGCTAAAGGCGACGAGACGGTGCTCCAAAAGTTTTTCGGGCCCCGTGCCGTAAAAGCAATTTCCCCAATAGCCGAATCCTACCGGAAATACGGCGATTTTCGGGAACTGGAGAAGTTAAACAAAGTGACGTCCGATGGGACGGAAATCCTGCGCGACTTCAACACGGTGCAGGGAACCACGAAAGACCAGCTTAAAGATCTCGGACATTTGGCATCTGAAATCGCAAAAGAAAATATGGCTGGGCCATTCACGACGCTGAAATATGCGCTCGATATGCTCCAGGAGCATCCGGTTGTGGCCAAGGGGGGCATCTATGCGTTGCTCGGCCTTGGCGGCGCGGTCGGCGCAAGCGTGATCGCCAACAAAATTAAAGACGTATTTGGCGGCAAGACGGCGGGCGGCATCGGCGGGGAACTGGCAAAAAACCTCGGTATACAGAAAGTTTTCGTCACCAACTGGCCGAACGGCATGATGGGATCGGGTGATTTTTCCTCTTATAAACCGGGCGACGTTCCCGGCGCAGACGCCACGCCGCCGCCGTGGTGGAACAAAAGTTGGAACCTGCCCGGCAAGATGGGAACCGCCGCGAAGATGGGAGCGGGGATATCATTCGGCCTGCCGATTATCGCGGGCATGATCGCGGCAGGAACGCTCTATGACGTGGATAAGACCACACAAACCAATATCGAAAGCACAAAAAACACCGCGTCCGCCCACGAGGCATTTGCCCTGGCCGCGATCAACAAACAACAGGGCACACATTATGGCACTCAAGCGGAGGCGATGGCACGTCTCCAACACGGCAACCGCCAGCGCCGCTCCGCCGATGATTATCGGGACGCTGTCACCCACCCCGCCGTGCGCAACGACATATCCATCTCCGTCCACGTCGACAAGGATGGCAACAGCCGGGCCATCACCACCGGAAAAAACACCATCACCCGCGTCCATAATCCGGGGGCGTTCTGATTCCGCCGGGCTGGGATAAGGGGGACGTCGCGGCGTTTGCCGGAGTGCCGTTCAAGTACATCAACACGTCCGACGGGTTCAAAAAACGGCTGGTAAAACACGACCTGCCGTATAAAAACGGGAGCCTCATCGAAGACCTCGGCCTGTCGTCCCCGACCGTGACACTCACGGCGGTATTCATGGGGGAAAATTACCCGTATCTCAAGGATTTCCTCGTGGCGGTGGCCGAACCCGGCAGAAACGACCTGGTGCACCCGATCATGGGAACATTTTACGCCTTTGTGGAGAGCGCGGATGTGACACACGACGACCGCGTGGGCTACGCCGAAGTGCGGGTGACATTTGTTTTGCAGGATAAAATACCGACCGCCTTTGCCCCCGCGGACAGCGCGGAAATGAAGGAGACTGCTATCGCGGAGTCCGCGGCGGAAACCGTGGCGGACGCCGAAAGCGCGCTGGCCTCGTTCATGGGCGGCGTCAAGAACGGGATGGCGCAGTTGAACGCGGTAAAGGCCAAAGCGGGCGCGCTCGTCAACAAGGCGACCGAGCCGTTCAAACTGCTCACCTCCGCCATAAGTTTCGCCACAACGCTGGAAGGCGACATCCTGGGCATTTACGCCGGGGGCATTGAAAGCGCCGCCGGGACGTTCCAAACCGCGATAAACGCGCCCGCCGCGTTCACCCGGTCGCTAAAAAACGGCATGGCGGCCATCGAGGCCGCACTCCAAAAATTCCGCCCGCCTCCCGCGCCGGGACAAAACAGCCCCCCTTCAACCGCCGTGCGGGAAGGCGTGGCGCGCGCGCTGGAGGCGGCATACAAAACGGTCGCCGCCAGCGCCATAGCAAAAGCGGCGGCGGTGGAGCTGTCCATCGACGAGGCGTTGGAAAACGGCGTGAACCTGAATTTGCAAAGCAGGGGGTCAACCACCTCCGCCGACCGCCCGCGACTGATGACGATAGACGAAATCGATTCAGTCACCGCCGATGCGCGCGGCGTAATCGGCGAGGCGATAGCGTCCGCGGCGGCGTTCGGCCCGCAAGCGTGGCCGATTATCGCGGGGCTGGAAAAACAGGCCCGCCTGTTGCAAGAGTCGGCGGACGCCGTCCGCCTGCGCCGGGAACGGCTGGTAAAATACGAAGCGCAAAATCCCACATCGATTTGGCTTTTGTCCTTCAGGCTGTACGGCTCGGTGGATCAGGTCGACCGGCTTCCGCGGATAAACGCCATCGCCGAACCGAACTTCATCCCCGCCGGAAGGGAACTAAACATTTATGCCTGACAGAGTGAAAATCACCATCGGCGGCAAGGAGGTGGCGACGTACACGGCTTTTTCCGCCGACTCGAACCTGCTCATCCCAGCGGACGAGTTTTCCGTCACGCTACCCGGCGCGCATCCGGAGATAAAAGCCGGGGAGCGGTTTTACCTGCACGTCAACGACACGCTGGAAATGAACGGCATAATCGAAAAACGCGAGCCGCGTATCGGCCCCAACGGCGGCGAGACCGCGCTTTCCGGGCGCGACCTGATGGGCATCGTGGTGGACAGTTGTTTGGGCAAAGAGGACTGCAACTCCCTGCACGCCGTTTCGCTCAAAAACACCGCCACAAGGTTTTTCGGCAAACTGCCATACATCAATGCCTCAAAAATAGTGTCCAGGGACGAACTGGCGGACAAGGGGGTGAGCGGGCGGAAAAACATATACAAGAAACCGGGAGGCGGCAACCCCTTCGCCGAACTGCTCAACACCATCGCGGACGAGCAGTACGAGCGCGGCGCAACCGTATTCGAGGCGCTGGCCGACAAGGCGCAACGGCACGGCCAGTTATTTTGGCTGGAGCCGGACGGCACCTTTGTTTTCGGACGGCCGCAGGGGCAGGACGCGCCGGTGTCATTCTCCTTTCACCTGTGGAAAGAGGCCGAGAGGTGGGGGGACGGCGGGCCGCATTTAAACAACGTCCTTTCCGCCACGCTGGCGGAAGACATTTCCAAGGTCTATTCGGACGTCACCGTGGTGGCACAGTCTCCCGGCGGCGGCGAAAATCCGCTTGTCGTCGGCGAACACGATCAGGAGGGGTCGGCAAAGTTTGCCGGTTTTCCCTACAAAAAGCCGTTGGTCATTCAGCGGCATTGCAAAACCGCCGCCGAGGCAAAGGCCATCGCGCATATCGAGATGTATAAGCGGATTGCCGATTCATGGCGGCTGAAACTGTCCGTCCCCGGTTTTTCGCTGGGCAACGTGAACTACCGCGCCAACGCCGCCTGCAACGCGGCTATCGAGCCGCTGGGCGTGGACGGCAAATACCTGATACTCGGCCGGCGGTTTACTTTTAGCGTGTCGGAAGGGCAAAAAACCGAGTTGGAAATCGGAAAGCTGATGGAGGGATACGTTGATAAATAACGTTGCGCGGTTCTTCCGCGCGGTGATTGTGCGGGTGACGCCCGGAAAGCTCCCGCTGGCGGACTTTAAGGGCAACGGCGAAAACCACCGCGCCAAGGAGTTGTGGCAACATTACGCCTTTACCTCGCGCCCGAAAAAAGGGATGGAGGCGCTGTGTTTCCGCATCTTCGGCTGGGTGGTGGTGCTGGCCACCGACGACCGCGCCCACCGCCCCGCGCTGGACGACGGCGAGGCGGCGCTGTGGACGGATGAAGGGGACATGATAAAGCTGAAGCGCGGAAGGATCGTCGAAATCATCGCCGGGACGAAAGTGACCGTCACCGCGCCGATGGTGGAATTCAGCGGCGACGTGAAAATAAACGGGAAACTCGACGTAACCGGCCTTGTCACCGCCCTCGGCGGCATCACGGCACTGGGCGGCGTAAGCACCGCGGGCGCGCCCTCCGGCGGCGCCGTTACCGACGCCGCGGGGACATTGGCGGCGGCGCGCGCGGCGTTTAACACACACACCCATACCGATCCGCAGGGCGGAACCACCGGCCCGGCGACGCCACAAATGTAGAGGGGGAAAAATGAAAGACCTGGCACTTGAACCGGTAAACAGAGACCTGGCAAACGGGATTTTAACGATGGACAATTCCCTTTTAAACAACGTTTATTTGAGCCTGATGACCCCGTTAGGAGGGTGGTGGCCCGCGCCGGAATTCGGGAGCAAACTGCACCTGCTGGCAAAGGAAAAGTTCCTGCCCCGCGTTGCAAAAACGGCGGTGGACTACTGCCGCGAGTCGGTGAAGTGGATTGTCGATGGCGGACGCGCCAGGGCTATTGACATAACGGCGGAACTGGACGAAAAAAACCGCCGCGCCGTCTGCCGGATATCGGTGACGAAAAACGACGGCACGGCGTTGGACTACACCCATTTTGTGAGGGTTGGCTAATGGCGAAAATCCTGTCCTACACCGCCGCGCTGGAGCAAATCCTGACGGCGTTCAAAAACCAGTTCCCGGATGCGGATATCGCGCCCGGATCCGTGGTTTACGCGCTGGCGACAGCGCAGGCGGCCGCCGTGGCGGGGCTGTACCACCATCAGGACTACATCATGCGGCAGATATTGCCGGACAGCGCCGAAGGGCAATACCTCGACCGACACGCATACATCGAGGGGCTGGTGCGTAAACCCGCGGAACCGGCGGGCGGCACGGTGACGCTGTCCGGGCAGAACGGCACGGTGGTGCCCAGCGGACTTTCGATGGCCGCCGCCGATGGAACGCTGTTCAACTCGCTTGCGGGCGGAACAATTGCGGCGGGCGTGTTGGCCGTATCCACACAGGCGCTGAAAGGGGGCGTGGCGGGCAACATCGCGTCCGGCGCAAAACTCACATTACAAAGTCCGCCGCCGGGGATTGACTCGGCGGCATTGTCCGCCCCCGCGTTCACCGGCGGATCGGATGTGGAAAGCGATACAGCCCTGCGCGCGCGGGTACTGGACAAACGCCGCAAGCCTCCGGCTGGTGGAAACGCCAACGACTATCGCGCGTGGGCACTGGAGATGACGGGCGTGGCGGATACGTTTGTCTACCCGTTGCGCCTCGGACTCGGCTCCACCTCCGTGGTGGTACTCACCTCTGGTTCCGGCGGGGCGCGTATCCCGGCGCAGGGGTTGCTTGACCTGGTCACGGCCCATCTCAACGACGTGCGGCCGGTGGCCTGCCCCATCCTTCAGGTATTCGGCCCCACGGCAAAGCCGCAGGCGGTGACCACCACCATCGCCATCGCGTCCGGCTTTACCTTTGCCACAGTGCAGGCGCGGGTTGTGGCGGCCATAACCGATTACATCGGCCAGCTTGCGCCGCTGGAGACACTTCGCCTTTCCAAACTTTTCCGCGTCATCATGACAATCGAAGGGGTGGACAACTGCGCCATCACCGTCCCCGGCAACGACGTGGCGGCCTCCGACCTCGGTGGGACATCCGTGGAAATGATCACCCCCGGAGCCATCACGGTGACACTGGCATGAACGGTTACGCTGATTTTTTGAAAGCACACCTGCCACCGGTGGCGCTTGATACCAGCGCGTCCGGGCTGGGGCGGCTAATCTCTTCGCTCGCCCCCGCGCTTGATGCGGCAAATGCCGAGGCGGCGGAACTGCTGAATGAGGCGGCCGCCCTCGCCGCGAATGAATTGCTCCCGGCATGGGAGGTGTCTTACGGCATCGAGGCGGACGTCTACATTCCCCTCCCCTCCCGCATTACATTGCTCCTTGCCCGTATCCGCGCGCGCGGCGGCCTGTCGCGGCAATATTTCATCGACCTTGCCGCCACTCTGGGTTACACCATCACCATCGGGGAGTTTGTACCATTCATGGCCGGCTGGGGGCTGTGTGGTGCCACCCTTTACGTTGGCGGAGTGGTGAACGTGTGGAACGTGTCCACCTCCCAAAACCCCGGCTGGCGGACGTTTGAAGTGGGGGTTAGCCGTGCCGGGGATTGTCTTGCGGCAAACATATCCACCTTATTAGAAACGTTATTTAACGAGCTTAAACCGGCTCATACATTCGTATTTTTCACCTACGTTTAGCGGAGGAATATTATGGCAAAAACGGTTTATTCGGACGGCAACCAGCAGACGGGCGTTCCCGGCACACGCGTCACCGCCGCACAACTCAACGCCCTGCTCAACCCGGAATTCGATGGGCAGGATATCGACGGCCACAACGCCGCGTTCCGCAAGGGGGCGGACATCGCCAGCGCCGCCGCGCTGGTGTTCGACACGGCGAACGGCAACCGGTTCGGCGTCACCGGCGCGGTCAACATCACGTCGATGCCAAACCTCGGCGGCGGCACACATGTGGTGCTGGAATTCGCCGCCGCCCTGATCATCTACCACGACGCGGCAACCGGCAACATCAAATGTCCCGGTGGGCAGAACCTCCCGGTCGTCCCCGGCGAAAAATACCTTTTCATCGAATACGCGGCGGGTAAATGGGAATTGGCGAGCACCTCCACGCAAGTTGTCACAGGAATAGTAAATGGTACGCAATTGGGGCAGTATAACCTTCCAGCGAATACCACAAACACCTCACCGATCATTACATTAAGCGGTACGGATTTGCTTCGGGCGGGAATGACCGTTACCGGCACGGGAATTCCAGCAAACACCACAATCTCCTCTATCACCGATACCGTCACGGCGGTTCTTTCAAATGCGGCGACCGTTACCACAAGCGGCTTGAATAACGCGAATACCCTTGTGTTTACCAGCGTGCCAGCCCCATCTGGGTTGGTTGGCGAGACTTATCATTGGAGTGGTATTACTACCGCTGTCGCCACCACCGCAACCGAACTTCGCGCCTTTTCCCTACCTGCTGGCAAATGGGATGTCCTGGCGTTTGTGCTGTCATACGACAATGTTGGATATGGCAGTTCAAATACTTCTTTGGCTTCTTGGATTGGAGCCATTTCAGGCGTTTATACTGGAACAACGCGAGGTAGGGATAGGGCACATGTCAAGGGTTACACCGGGGCTGGTAATGATAGTTCAACGACCCCATTGCGAAGAATAATCTCAATATCTGGAACGACCACTTTTTACCTTGGTGCTTATTACAGTACCACTACGGGTTCGGTGGATTGGTCAATAACAGCGGTGAGGATAAAATAATGAATTACGATAACTATGTTACGGCAATCTTGTTTTTAAAACCGACTGCAAGGAACGGTTTGGATTTTTATGTTACCGGTGCAGGAGAGATTGGCGAGTGGAACTCCGCAAAGCTTGGGGTACAGCCTACCATTACTGAAATTCAGGCGGCAATCCCGCTTGCGTTGGCGGCAATAGCGGCGAACGCTTACATCGGCAAACGCGCCGCCATATACCCGCCGAAAGAAATGTATCTGGATGCAAAAGTGAAACAGGCAAGACCTGACCCCGTGATACGGGCGGAAGGCGTGGCACAGGAAGCGGAATATTACGCTTTATGTCTGGCGGTTAAAGCGGAAATTCCAAAACCGTGAAAAAGAGCAGGTCGGGGCGGATATCAGCCGCTCCCGACCGCGCGGAATCAACCCGCGCACGGCACGAGGCCGATACTCTCGGTACTACTCACAAAAGAGCCGTCGAAAAACGAGGTGGTGAACGACTTTGACACCGAGTTGGCCAACCTCTACAAAGTGGCCAAGTTCCGCCTGGGCGAACTGTGCGCGGCGGTGGAACACATCCCGGCGAGTCGGCAGATATGGGAAGAACTGCTCCACGCAGATCATAATTACCTGAATGAGGTGTACCGCGCCGTGCGGAAAATCTATATCCTCCGGGTTTCGTACGGCGGGCGCGGCCTACACTTCGGCACCGACCGCACAAATTGCCGGTTCAAGGCTCCCCAACTCCGCGCGTGGTTGGAGGCGTTTTGGGCGCGCACCGCAAAGGTGACAATCGAGTGCCTGGATGCTTGCCACTTTATTTCCGTCTACGATGCCCCGGAGACATTTTTCTACGTTGACCCGCCCTACATCGGCAAAGATGATTACGCCCAAAAATTCGGCGATCGGGAACAGCAGGAACGATTGCGCGACTCGCTGGCGGGCGCAAAAGGGAAATGGCTCCTTTCGCATCACGACTGCGCGGACATCCGTGAGGTATATAAAGGATTCCACATCAGCCCCCTAAAAGTCCCCTACAGCGTCCAAACGCGGGGAACGGCCAAGGCGACGGAACTCCTAATCAGCAACTATTAAGGAGGGTATTCACCCCCCTTTTATAGGTGCACAAACCGCGTTTAAAGGGGGGTGCAAAGCCCCCCTTCCGCCCATTCCCCCAGACGGAAACCGTCAAACGGTTGGCGAATTACAGGGGAGGGGGGTATCAACTTGTCTCAAACGAGGTGGCTGCTTTTCCCAAACGAGGTGGCTGATTACAAGATTGCCCCTCCGGGGCAAAGTACATGGTTGAGACCATGTACCTACCAGAAAGGGTGTCCTATTGCGCGGATGGTTTTTCTTGGTGGGTACGCGGCCTCTGCCGTGTACTTCATGCCGAAGGCATGATTGCCTTAGATTGCCCCTCCGGGGCAAAGTACATGGTTGAGACCATGTACCTACCAGAAAGGGTGTCCTACTAAAAAGGGGGAAGTATGAAGAAGTGGCGGATACGGGCGGCGGTAGTTATTGCTTTGGCGGTTTTGTGCGGGGCGGGGACGGCGCGGGCGGGGGAACCGCCCAGGGAGCCGA